GGACGGGGCTCAGATCGTCAGCGGCGGCGGCATCGACCTCGTTGCGGGGCTTGGTCTGCGCGGCTGGGCCTGGCGATCGCGAAAGCGGCGGGCGCGGGATCGGGTCTTCTGCGCGCCCCAGTCGGGCACGGCCGCGTTGACCTGCTCGGCCGAGGTCGTCTGCGCAGGGGTGGTCGTCACGGCTGCGAGAATCNCCAGCATGGCCAATGCGGATCCGCTGATATGACGAATATTCCACCGCCACATGGCGACTGATCCCCCCTCGGCGCCGCCGGAAGCGGACTCAGCGGCACAGCCACGGTCAACCGGCTGCGGCAACGTCGGCGAAATGGGATGAATGGATAAGGGGAGCGGTGGCCAAACAGGGGTGGCGAGCGGCCAAATGACTGACGCGCACCATCGCGTCCGCGATGGCCACGCTCACCGGAAGCCTTTCGATCGCCCGCCGGCGCCCAGGCATAGGTCGCCAGCGTAACACCTTAAAGGCTCAAACCTCGGNCNGGTGTCTGGATGGAAAACGCTTCGGTGACGCCGCAGAATTAAGCCCGCACTGAGCTTCTGAACTCGTTNGGTGTTGTCTTCGTCCAACGCTTGAACGCATAGCGGAACGCAGCGGGGTCACCTGTGACACGCAGGATGGGATGTCATCTGGGGGATATGTGGGATTAGGTGAGATTGGCCGGGATCTGGCGGGATGAACCCAATGTCCGCGCCCGTTTGTGGGGGGCGGCGGGCAGCCTCGGGGGAACATAGCCCGCGCAAGAACGAATGTCACCGTTTCGGGCGGCGGGGGCCGGGCGCAGGATCGGATGTCACCTCGACCGAGGTCATGCGCACGGCGCGGGCCTGATGCAACCCTAACGCGTTTGCGCGTCTTGACCGCTGCGGTAACCGGTGGTGCATTTCCCTCGGGGAATACGTTGTGGGGGCGTAAATGCGTATCAAGGGGGCGGTCGCCATATTGGCGGCATTGAGCGTTAGCGGGCGCCGATGGCGCGGATGTCTCATGCGATCGAGGGGCCGCGCCTGATGGCGATCCAGAATGCCGGGGCCGGCGTTCGCCCTAACTAATTCCGATCAAACACATTTTTGAACGTGCGCCCGCGCGGCGCACCCGCCTGCGCGGCCGCTGGGCCGCGCAGCAGGAGCTACTTAACCAAAATCAGGCCGAGGCTTTCCCGGTGCCTGGGTTGGCGCGCGCATCCGCGAGACGCCGCTTGATCCGGCTTTTCTGGATTTCGAGCAGGGCCTCGTACTCATCCGAAGCCTGGGCGTCCGCAAGAATGGCCGAGAGCATGCGGTGGATCTCCACCGCATATTGCGCCTCGGTGAAGGGCTGCCCGGCTTCTCGATAGGCTTGAGCTACCGCGACCCCTACGCGCGCCATGAATTTTTCATCGATAGGTAACTCGGCAGGATGCCGGCGCGGCTGCTCAGAAGGCGGCCTCTGCGAGGCGGATGTCTGATCTCCCGCGCCAGATAGAAGCCAGTCAAGAGAGACACCGAGGGCGGCGGCAATCTTAGCGGCCGTCTCCGCACGCGGAATTTGGCCGTGGTTCCAGATGCGGTCGAACGTCGACGTGGGCACGCCGGCCTGCCTTGCCCACTTGAACGGCTCCTGGTCTCCGATTCGTTCGGCAAGACGATCCTTAAACCCGCCAGTCCCGTTTTCGGAGTTCACAAGCGTAACTCCGAAGCAAATACGCCGGCCGCTTTCTTCATTTCGGAGTTGAAAATAATCAACAATTTCAACGATTTGTTGACCGCTTCAGCTTCGAAGGCAGCCTCATAACTCCGAAATCGGGATTTTGCGTTGCTCATTCCCATTTCCGGGAATATGGTCAGCCGATGTGAGCGCATTCGTGAACCCAATTGCGTACGCGAAACCCCGAAAAACCGGCCTGGCAGGGCCGGTCTCACGGAGGGTGAAGGATGACCAAGACGCAGCCTGTCATGTGGGACAGGCACGCCATCAAGGCCGAGGTGCACAGGCGTGAAACGACGCTGACAGCGATCGCCATCGCTGCGGGCCTCGATCCTTCCGCGTGCCGCTCAGCCCTATCCCGCCGCCATATAGCAGGGGAGCGGGCATTGGCCGATTTCCTCGGGTTTGCACCCGAGAAGATCTGGCCCGAGCGGTATGCCAAGCCGTCACCGTGGGCAAAGCGTATCCTTTCGGAGCGAGAGTCCGCTAGCCGAAACGCACAGGCGAACGCTGACATGGGAGTGGCCGCATGAGCGCGCTCCTGTCCGCCCGCCGCCGCCGCCCTGACACGGCCCTGCACCTGATCCATGCCGCCGCCCTGCGCACCGCCGAAGTGCGCCGGCAGTCCTGCATCGCGCTGGGGCTAGTTGCGGCCGCGCCGATCATCGGCGCGCTGCTCGCCCTGCTGTGTCTGGCGGCGCGGCCATGAGGCCTACTTGCCCCGCCTCCCTGCGGCCGCCGCCGGCGAGCCCTGCTGTTTCTGGCGATGCGGCCTTCAGGCCGTTCTCGGTGGGCGCCGACCTTGTGCGCCTCTTTGCAGCCGCCGCCGGCGCGGCCTTCACCTCCGGCTTTCTTGCCGGTCTCTCCCTCGCATTGTGGATGGTCTGAGATGGCTGAGGCGCGCCACTCCCTGGCCCAGCAGATCGATGAAATCCAGCGCGAGCTGCGCACGCGGGATGATGTCTATCCCCGCCTCGTGGCCAGCCGGAAGCTGCGCGATTCCCATGCTGAGTTTCAGATGGGCCGGCTCAAGGCGGCACTGAAAACCCTGCAATGGCTGGAGCGCCATCTGCCGTTGATCCGCGAGCGCTGCCCCGAGCTGTTCGAGCGTCCCGAAACACCGGGAAAGGGCGCCTGATGGCAAAGCTCACAGCGCGCGCCTGGTCTTGGTCGGATGTGCGGGCGGCGAAGCCGTCTGACGACAACCGGCTGACCGTCCGGCTGGATCCGGCGACCTATGACTATCTGCGGATGGTCGCGCAGGCGCAAGGCGAGAGCATCCATCAACTCGCAGCATCGCTCCTCAAGGCCGTGGCCGAGGACGATGCGGCGGCGCATGCCGCGCCCGCAGCATCCTTTGGCGGAGGCGCCTGAGCATGGCCCGCGCGCCGGATCGCAACACGCTCGACATGTTCAGGGACTGGGAGCCGCCGCAGGTGAGCGTGGCGCCCCGCCCGGAGGATGTGCGCGGGCCGATGGATCTGGTGATCGCCCGGCTGATCAAGCGGGCGCTGGAGAACCGATCCCGCGACGAGATCGCGGCTGCCATAAGCGAGATCCTCGGGCGCTCGGTCACCGCCTCGACGCTGGATGCCTGGGCATCGCCCGCGAAGAGTAACCGCATTCCTCTGGATGCCTTCGCCGCGCTCATCGAGGCGACCGGCGACACCAGCCTGCTGGGCTGGCTGCCCGGCCTGCACGGCTTTGTGGTGGTGCCGGCCAAATACGCCGATCTGATCGAGCTGCATCTGCTTGAGGAGCGCGAATCCGAGATTGCCCGCCGCAAACAGGCGCTGACCGCCCGATACAAGGGAGGGCGGTCATGAAGACCTGGTTCACGGCGGCCGAGATCGCGGCGCTTAGCCTTCCTGAATTGCCGGCTTCCGAGCGCGGCATCCAGATGCGCGCCGGCATTGATGCATGGGCATCTCGCGACCGCGCCGGCCGTGGCGGCGGCAAGGAATATCCTCTTTCTGCCCTGCCGATCGCTGCCCGCACGGCCTATGTCGCCCGCCATATGGAGATCGCCAATGTCCCGGCCGTGGTGGCGCCCGGCACCATGGACATGGTGCCCGCCGCGACAGCAACGGCGGCGGAACAGCGGGACGCGCGGCTCGCCATCCTCGCCGCCGCCGATCGCTTCACCGACCATGCCGGAATCGGCCGCAAGCGGGCCGACGCCCTGTTCTGCGCGGGCTATGAGACCGGCGCCATGGACGTGCCGGACTGGGTGCGGGCGAGCGTCCGCAGCCTCACGCCCCGTACGCTGGCCCGCTGGCGCGCGGCACAGGCCGAGGGCGCCGCGCACAAGCTGGCGGTGGACAAGGGCGCCAACCGGCGTGGCAAAGGCGTGCTGGACACCGCCAACGGCGGGGCGATCAAGGCGTTCTGCCTCGCGCTCCTCTCCAGGAATCCCCTGTTCTCGGCCGATCACATCCGGGGCGCGGTTGGTGGGCAGTTTGACGGGGTGCTGGTTTCGGCCTCCGGCGAGGTTGTGCCGCTGCCGCCGCTGCGGACCTTTCAAGCGGCTTTGAAGGGCTGGAAAACGGTCCATAAGGTCGAGCTTGCGGCGCTCACGGACCCGGACGGCTACAAGAGCAAATACAAGATCTCCGGCCGCAACTCCTTTGCCCATATCCGCGCGGTCAACCAGCTCTGGATGATCGACGCCAGCCCGGTGGACATGCTGTGCGTGGACGGGCGCCACAATGTCTATGTGGCGGTGGACGTCTTCAGCCGCCGCATGATGGCCTATGTCACAAAGACGCCGCGCGCCGAGGGCGTTGGCCTGCTGATGCGCCGCGCGCTGCTGGCCTGGGGCGTGCCGGAGGAACGTGAAGACCGACAACGGCTCGGACTTCGTGGCGCGCCAGACGCGCCGGCTGTTCGAAAATATCCGTGTTGACCGGGTGACATCCGCGCCGTTCTCGCCGGAAGAAAACGGCGCATGTGGAACGCGCCATCAAGACGTTCCAGCATTCGTTTGTGCGGATGCTGCCGGGCTTCATCGGCCACTCGGTCGCCGACCGGAAGATCATCGAGGCGCGCAAGAGCTTTGCCCAGCGCCTCGGCCTCGATCCGCTTGAGGCCATGTGCGTGGAACTGACGGCGGCGCAGGTGCAGACCTATGCCGACGAGTGGATCCGGCTGAAGTATGAGCACAGCGCCCATGAGGGGCTGGGGCGCTCCACACCGTTCCAGGTCGCCAATGCCTCGCGCGAGACCTTGCGCATGGTGGATGCGCGCGCGCTGGATGTGCTGCTGGCGCCGGCGGCCGGCAAGAACGGCCTGCGGACCGTCACCAAATACGGGATCCGGGTGGCCGACGCCTTTTACCTGCCCCCCTCCAATGTCCTGCCGCAGACCGAAGTGCTCGTGCGCATGGATCCGCTGGATCTCGGCCGGGCCATGGTGTTCGACGCCTCGGGCGAGACCTATCTGGGCGAGGCCGAGTGCCCGGCGCTTTCGGGTATCGACCCGAAAGCAGCGATCGCGGCGCGCAAGAAGGCGCAGGCCGAGGACATTGCCCAGCGCACCGCCCCGATCCGCCGGGACGCCAGGCAGATCGGCAAGGGGCCACGGGTTGCCGATCTGATCCTGCGCCAGGCGGCGCGCGAGGCGGGCACGCTGGTGGAGCTGCCCCGTCGCACCGAGGCCTACACCACGCCCGCACTGGATGCTGCCGCCCATGCGGCTGCCCATTCTGCGGCGCCGCGCGCCGCGCCCAAGCCGCAGGTGTCGGACGAGGTGCGGGCCATGCGCGCGCGCCTCGCAGCCGAGCCGGCGGCCGCGCCCACCAACATCCGCACCATGCCGGAAAGCCCGAAGCAACGCTGGAGCCGCGCCGTGGCGCTGGAGCAGGCGCTGGCACGTGGCGAAGCCCTGGCGCCCGAGGATGCCCAATGGCTGCTCGGCTACGTGCAGGGCCACGAATACCGAGGTTTTCGCGCAACCCACGGACCCAGCACCGGGGCGAGCGAACAACAGGCGCCGGTGACAACCGGCTGAACAGGGGGAGTTAGATGTTGCAATCAGGTGTGGCAGCCAAAGGACCGGTCGCGACCACGAATGTCTCGGCCTTCATGATCCTTGCAACAAAGCTGATCGAGCGCGACCCGAACGCACCGGGCTTCGGGGTTTTCTTTGGTCCTTCGGGGTTCGGGAAGACCTATGCGTCCATTTTTGCGCAGAACAAGACACGCGCGATCCGTGTCGAGGTGGGCGATTACTGGACCCGCAAGACGCTGCTCAAGAACATCCTGGCCGAGGCCGGACAGGTGGCGAAGGGCACGATTGCGGACATGGCCGAAGCCACCATCCGGGTGCTGGGCGATGACCCGTCGCGCCCGCTGATCATCGACGAGGCCGACCGGCTGGTGACGCGCGGCATGGTCGAGCTGGTGCGCGACCTGCAGGACAAGAGCACGGCGCCGATCATCCTGATCGGCGAAGAGCATCTGCCGGCAAAGCTCCAGCCCAATGAGCGGATGCACAATCGGGTGCTGGATTGGGTAGGGGCCGAGCCCTCGGACCTGGACGATGCCCGCCAGCTGGCATCCTCGCTGTGCAGCTGCCGGGTGGCGGATGATCTGCTGGCTGAGATCGTGCGCCGCTCGGACGGCCGCGCCCGGCGCATTGTGGTCAATCTGGTGCGTGTTGCCGAGATCGCGCGCCACCAGGGCGTCGCCGAGATGGATCTGGAGACCTGGGGCAACACGGCGTTTTTCGACAGCCGCCCGCCCAACCCGCGCTCCTATGCGGCCGTGGCAGGGAGGTCGTGATGGCTGCGCGCCCCCGCAAGACCACCGGCAATCTCGCCTCGCTCTCCGTCCTGGTGCCCCGCTGGATCCCCGAGATCTGGCAGGTCATGCGGGATCTCGACGCCCAGGGCACGCCCTGGCGCGCATCGGAGGTGGAGCGCCTCTCCGGAGCGCCGCGCAACATGGTGGACGCCTATCTTGAGCGTCTTGTCGCGGCCCGCTTCGCCACGTCGGGCAATGAGGGATGCCGGCTGATCTGCGCGCCTGCAGAGGCGCCGCACCGGCTTCCCGGCAATGCGCAACAGCAGATGTGGACCGCCCTGCGCAGCCTCGGCCGGGTTTCCGCCGCCGAGCTGGCGCATGCGGCCTCCACGGACATCACCAAGGTGAGCCTCGCAGAGGCCCGCCGCTATCTGTCCCTCCTGCAGGCGGTCGATTACGTCACGATGGAAGGGGCTGGCGAGGGTTGCACCTGGCGCCTGGCGCCGCGTGCGAACACCGGCCCGATTGCGCCCATGGTGCTGCGCACGACGTTCCTGTGGGATCCCAATAGCCTGCGCCCCCTCGGCCATGCGGAGCCGGCGGTGGAGGTGCGGATATGAGCCCCCGCACCAAGACGGACTTTGCCGCCCGCGCCCGCGCGGGCTGGGGGGATCCGCCGCCGGACTGGATCCATGCGCTTGCCAGCGCCTGTGCCGGCAGCACGCAAGTGGCGGTTGCCAACCGCCTCGACGTCTCGGGCTCTCAGGTGTCGCAGGCCCTCGCCAACACCTATCCGGCCGATCTGGCGAAGCTCGAGGCACGGGTGCGTGGCGCGCTCATGGGCGCCACGGTTGCCTGCCCGGTGCTGGGTGAGATCGGCCGCGACCGCTGCATCCGTGAACAGGACAAGCCGTTCTCGGCGGCCTCCTCGGTGGCTGTCCGGCTGTATCGGGCGTGCCGGTCAGGATGCCCCCACTCCCGCATCACTGGAGACGCATCATGAAGCGCACACTGCTCAGCGAGGATCTGGCCGCCGTCGCCGACACCATCAAGTCCCGCGAAGGCGCTGGCCTTGAGTTACCCGCCGCCTATCTCGACACCCTGGCGGCAGCGTTCGTGCGCATGTCGCTGCGCGCGGCGGAACTGGAAGGCCGCGTGGAGTGCCTGGAGATCGCGGAGGATCTCGTTCGCNTNTCNCCGCCCAGCCTCGCGGCCATGCGCGATGCCACGCACCGCTGTGTNGAGCTACCGGGCACNAANATCGTNGTGCTGCCATGCGTGTTTGATCGCCGGGAAGGCGGTGCNGCGTGAGCATCCCCGCCATCCGAAAAAACCTCGACGATGGCGTNGCCACGGCCACGCGCATCGTCGGNCACGGCAACCCGCGCTGGCCTGCGGTCACTGCATCGACCGAGCAGATCATCAACATGGCCTGCGCCGTCGCCGCGCTCGACACGGTTGCGGGCGCGGCGACCGACCTGCTCGGCGCCCTGGATGATCTCGACGACGCGCAACTGCCCCCCAAGGCCGCACTGGCGCGCCAGGTGCTCACGCGGGCGCTGGTGTCCATCGGCTACGTGACCCTCGCAAATCCCGCAAAACCGGAGATCCCCAATGGCTAAGAAGGCCCGGACAAAGACGCGCGGCGCCAACCTGCCGGTGCCGCAGACACGCGAGGACGCGGTCGCCGCCGTCGCGCGGCATGGCGCGCTCAGTCGCGACGTCATGCGCATAGAGGCGGATCTGAACGACGAGATCGTCGCGCTCAAGGCGCGCGCCGAAGCGCTCAGCGCCCCCATGCAGGAGCAGATCGCGGCCCTCACCGAGGGCCTTCGGATCTGGGCCGAGGCGAACCGGGCGATCCTGACCAATCAGCACAAGACCAAGACGGTCGACCTTGGCACCGGCACGCTCTCCTGGCGCTCGGCGCCGCCGAAGGTGAAAGGCATCCCGCGTGCGAAGGACGCCGTCGCCGAACTGATCAAGAAGATCAGGGCACTCGGCCTGAAGCAGTTTGTCCGCACCTCGGAAGACGTAAACCGCGAGGCCATGCTCGCCGATCCGGAGAAGGCGGCCACGTTGCCGGGCATCTCGATCGCGTCCGAGGGCGAGGAGTTCACGGTGGAACCTTTCGAGGTGGCGCTGTCCGAGGGAGGTGCGCTGTGAGCACCTTCCATGCCTTCTCCGACCGGCGCGGCGTGATCGAGTTTGACTCGTGCATAGCGAGCGGTTGCCTGCCCATTGCGGCCCATCCCGATCTCACGCTGCTGCGCGAGATTGTCGAGGTCTTGGCCCGTCACGCCTATGACGGTCACACACTTCTGGTCCCAGGTATTCCAGAGGCCAAGACGTCTCATCAAGCGGTCAACGCGCTGCTGGCTTTCGGAGCTCGCGTGGCGGAGGCGTTGGCCCGGCAGGCGGAGGTCGAGCCATGACGCTGAACGGCGCTCAAATCGTCTACATCCTCACCAGTTCGGGCGTGCGCCCCGGCTCTCTTGTCGGGCGCGGTGTCAATGGCCGCTGCCGTGTCCGGACGCGGGGTTCCCGCACCGGCCGGATCATGGACGGCCGGCTGGTCTTCCTGACCAAGGCCGAGGCGGATCGGGAATGGGACCGGGCGCGCGCCTATCGCGCCACCCTTGCCGCCGCTGG